TCATCCTGACTCGCCGCGATTCGCAGCCTTCGGCAGTTCCTGCAGGGTTTTCATTTTGTGCAAGACTGCGCCGTGCCGAAGACACGGCGGCAGCATGATCATCCTCACATCTTGAAGCGCAATGCCAACTGATTCAGCCCCACTGCCAGTTGCGATAGCTCGCTGCTGGCAGCCGAGGTCTGGTTGGCGCCTGCGGATGTTTGCAGGGACAGGTCGCGGATGCTGGTCAGGTTACGATCAACTTCCCGGGCAACCTGCGCTTGCTCTTCAGTGGCGGAAGCAATGCTCATGTTGCGCTCGTTGATCTGTATTATCGCCGCCGTGATTTCAGCCAGTGCCAGGCCAGCCGCTTCAGCGACGTCAAGGCTGGCGCGTGCGCGCTCACTGCTGTGGCCCATGGCGCTGACCGCTTTACCGGCGCCGTCCTGAATCGAGGCGATCATTTTTTCGATCTCGGCAGTGGACTGCTGAGTACGATGGGCCAGCGCCCGAACTTCGTCTGCTACTACCGCAAAGCCACGACCGGCTTCGCCAGCCCGCGCTGCTTCGATCGCTGCGTTGAGGGCAAGCAGGTTGGTCTGATCAGCGATACCGCGAATCACGTCCAGCACGCCGCTGATGCCTTGCACTTGTACGGCCAGACCGTCGATCTCGACCGCAGTGACACCTACTGCCTGATGCAGCTCATTAATCACGCTCACGGTTTCGCCGACACGCTTGCTGCCGTTTTCTGCCGACTGGCTCGAATCACGCGCAGCTGTGGAAGCCAGCGAAGCGTTGCGTGCTACTTCTTCAACCGCCGCACTCATTTGATTAATGGCTGTTGCAGCCTGATTGATTTCGTCGTTTTGACGCTGCACGCCACGCAACGAGTCCTCGGTAACGGCGGTCATCTCTTCGGAGGTCGATGCCAGCTGCGACGAGGAGTCGCCCAGCTCTCCCAGTGTACGACGCAGGTTTTGTTGCATTACCGATAGCGCTTGCAGCAGGCGGCCCGGTTCGTCTTTGCCATCAATGTCGATTGGCTTGCTGAGATCGTTGGCGGCAATTTGCTGAGCAACGGCCAGGGCCTTGGCGATCGGCGCTACCAGGCTGCGGGTAAACAACGCGGCCAGTGCCAGCGTCGCCGCCAGCGCGATCACGATAGCCGCGATGGTCACGTTACGCGATTGGGAGTAAGTCTGGTCGGCCACAGCGTCGGACTCGGCCATCTTCAGGTTGGCCAGGCGCGAAACCTCTGTGATGTCCTTACTTAACAGTTCGGCGGCCTGAGTCATCTCACCGGTGGAGATCGTCATCGCATTGATAACGTCTTCACGCTTTTGCGCCACCGCGTCCAGGAAGCGCGAATGAACGGCCAGGTATGCCACCAGATTGCGGTCCATGTTGCTGAATGCCTTTTGACCGGCTTCGGTAATCAGTAACGGCTTCAGCTTACGGACATCTGTTTCCAGGCTGTTGCGTGCCTGGCTTATACGGTCGAGCTGCCTCTTGGCATTTTCTGCGTCTTGCGCGGCGCGCAAACCGGTATTACCAAGACGGATCGTGACCAGGTCAGTCTTGATCTGCTCAATTGCCTGAATAGTAGGCAGCACGTTGTCCTGCAGTGTCTCTCGTGACTCTTTCAAACCAACAGACTGTTGTAATGAGAACAGGCCCAAGGCTGTAATCAGCATGGCAAAAAAGCCAAAGCAGAGTAGCGATCGGGGGGCGATATTAAGATTTCTCAGATTCATGCGAAGGGCCTGTCGAGAGAGGAAACGTTAGTAGCCTATCGACGTTAAACGGTTCAGCTTGAGACCACTTAGCTGATTATTTTGAAATATCCAGTAATGAGCTGAAAAAAGTCTTAAATATCAGCGCTGTCTGTGAAAAGTGCCGTCCTAGACGCTTCGCTGTGCATGCCTGTCAATGCCATTGTTGATAAGCGTGTGGGTTTTGCATCAGATTTGTTGCTTTCAGGGAATGAAATCGATGCCGCTGTCTGGCAGCGGCTATCTCGGGTCACGCCGCCTGTAACTGGTCTTGAGCATCCAGATAGTCCGCGAGGTTGTGCAAATACACCACTGGCTGACCTTTATTGGAGCCGCCCAGGCGAGTAACTTTCAGGGCAATTGCGCCACTGCTGATCTTGCGCATCAGGTAACGATCGCTCGATATATGAGAGAAATACCGCTCTCTAACGGCGCTCAGCGTTGGGCAGGGCGTGGCAAATTCGGATCGCAGTTGATTGAGTGTCTGACTCATGCTGCGTCACCTCCCCAAGGGTTGGACTGATCCGCAGTGGCAAAGGCAGGATTGACCTGATCGCGACGATTTTTCGGAGTAATGATCAGCAGCAGGCCGACTTGCTGCTGGATAGTCCGGATTGCAGCAGGACTCGAAGCGGCTGCCGGATGCAGGTACACCAGGCAGCGAGGGTGATGCTTTGGGTTCTTCATGGCTCGTACTCGGTAATGAATGGGTACGAGATTAAATTAGCAATAGCTAAATATTTATACAATAGCTTTTGCTAAATATTTCCTGGCGTTTTGAATAAATCATTCAGTCCTGAGCCGGTACGTCCCAGAACACGCGTACGGAGCCGTCGTCCTGAAGGGTTGCGTACACGCCATCGGTCTCGGTGATGGCATCAATGATTTGATCCCAGTCCTGCTGAGACTCGTCTGGCGCCTTGTAGACCAACGCCGCATGTTCCTTGCGAGCGGCGGGTGACGTAATGATTTTCTGAAGGCGTGCGCCCAGCAGTTCGAGCGATGTAGGGGGGACGAGGGCCCTGGTTTGCGTCTTGGACATGTGATCCTCCTTGGTGTTATGTATATACATACAGTAATTATTGAGGGGCAAAACGGCAAGGTAAAAGAGTACGTGTGTACTCCTTTTTCGTTTGAGCGTAAAAAAGCCCGCAGGAGCGGGCGTGTTTTTTAGCTTGGTTCAGAGCCTCAAAGTTTCCTGGCATTCCACACGAGCAAGACCCGCGCTTGAATATGGATTTTCTCCAGATCGGCCCCGTCGATCATGATCGGCGGGTAAACGGGATTGTCCGAGATCATTCTTAGTGCGCCCCCGGTCATCCGCTGAAGCCGCTTGATGAACAGGTCGCCGTCAAGGGTGAACACGTAAACCGCGTCGGTGCGGATTTCCGTGATTCCCCGGTCCACGAGCAACGAGTCGCCGTCGCGAAAGGTGCCCTCCATACTGTCGCCATCACCGGTGATGATCGCCAGATTTTCAAGACTGGAGTACGGCACGCCCTGGGTTTTCAGCCAATCAAGGTGAACGGTCATCTCGCGAATGACTTCAACCTGATTTTCCGGAACCAGACCGTAGCCCATCGACGCTGCGACGTTGAGGTGCGGAATGGTGATAAACCCCAAGGTTTCCATGACTCTTTTGGTGTCGACGGCAGCCACGGCTTTTGGCGCTGCGCCCTCAAGCAGATCGCTTGTCTCTGGAGCAACCAATGTGCCTGCGGGCAGATCAATTTTGCCCTCAAGGGTTGCAGCCGCTTTCTCGCCCAGCTTTCGATGGCCGTTCAACAGTTGCGATAAATAAGACGCGTCCAGACCGAACTGGTTGGCGAAGTCTTTCTGGGTGAGGCCAGCCATAGCATGGCGAAGGGCTCTAAGGCGTTGTTCGTAGATATCCATGGCTCAATCATCGCTTTGCGTTAGCAGACAGTAAATTACATTTTGCTATTGATGTAAATATTAGCGATTGCTAATCTTCTTGTTCATCCCACGGGTTTACGACGATTTGCCTGACTTCGGTCAGGTCGATCAATCACGCCTTGGGTTTTTCGCGATGCCAGCTTCGCGGGCATTGAGCTGATGTAGAGGGAACAACAATGATCAAGGAAATTGAAAAGCTGATGGTGCATTGGGGCGAGCAGACCCGTGAGCAAGGTTTAGGCGGTGGTTTGGGCAGCCAGTTAGGCGCATTGATCGAGTGGGGCGGGGCACCGCCGCGCAGCACACCGGGCTCGCGCATTCTTGCAGGCCGCACTGGCATGGACACCATCGCCACCGCGATAGATCGCGCCGTTGCGCAATTACAGCGCACACCGGGTCAGGCGGCTTTGGCCAGACTGGCCACACAACGTTACTGCGAGCTGGTACCGGTGCGCGAACAGATGCGCACCGCAGGGATTGCCGAAGGGGCCGACCGAACCTATCGCAACTGGGTGCAGCGGCTGCATGAGCAGGTGATGGCGATTGTAATGGTGAGTTCGGGCAAGCGTGGGTTGGCTTCCAGCAGGTGACACATGCAGGACCTGATTTGAAATTTATTTCCCGTAGGAGCGTACGAGCAACGCGAGGCAGAGATGGCGGTGTGTCAGACAGAACGCCATCGCGGCCTCGCGTTGCTCAACAGCTAAATACTGAATTGAAATGCGTTTTCTGTAGGAGCTGCCGAAGGCTGCGAAGCATCTCTTCTGGTACACCGCGATCGCAGCCTTCGGCAGCGCCTACAGATCCTGTGTTTACTTCGCGACAGCTGTGTCATCCGTTTGCCGATCTCCTGAAATGATGACTCGGCAACCATTCGTCGAGCGACTTTGTCGTGTTCTGGTCACATTCCTGTCGCGTTCAAGTCGTATGTGAACCTCCTCAAAATCGCCTCTTCCCATGCTTTCCGGCGGCAGGTACAAAGGCGGCACGATCTGAGATTTACGCCTGAGGCAGCAACGGCCAGGCAGGCTTTTGCAGCCCTATCATCAGGCCTTTTAAAGGCAGTCACCCACCCCGCTTCGGCGGGGTTTCTTTTTCCCCCTTGGGGTTCGCAATGGAGTATGAGCATGGCCGAGCCAGCGAGCACGGCCGCATCTGTCGTGGTCGCTGGTGCGGCCGGTGCGGGTTTCGCAGGATTGTTGACAGGCATCGATACGCTCGCCGCCATCGGCGCATTGGCAGGTGCATTGGTGTTCTTTACCACCACAGAAGAAATGCCGGTCTGGAAGCGGATGGTCTTTCTGTTGGTGTCATTCGTAATGGGTTATTTGTTCGCCCCCGCTTTGGTGGACTTCGAGGTCTGGGGGATCCGCCCTTTCAAATATTCAGGGCCCGCAGCATTCGGGGCATCCGTGCTGGTGGTCACGGTGGCGCTGGCAGCCATCAAACGGCGCGGCAGATTAGAGACCGGGCAGCCTGGAGGTCAGGATGGATAAGCCTTTGATTAGCGCACTGCTCACCCAGGTGACGTTCTGGTTGTGCATGGGCTTGTTCGTTCGGCTCTTCACGTTTCGCCGCAAGGGCGCACGGTTTCGCCGCAACATGAGCTGTCTCGCCTGGCTGGTCATGGTCAGCGCAGGTACGGTGATGGTTTACATCTGCAAAGGCATGCTGGTCATGCCGGTTCAGGCCTGGCCTCTGGTCATGATTCTGGCTGTATTTGTCGGCTCTGTTTACCAGAGCAACGGCAATCTGGCGCAAGTCTGGAAGATCGGGCAATGAGCTGATGCCTGCATGCCAATAGCTTCTGAGAGCCCGCATTCGGCGGGTTTTTTGAGCCACTTTTCACGATCACTGCAAAGCCCCGTTCTCGGGGCTTTTGCGTTGCAACGCAAAACCGGCCGGCGACTGCGGATTGAGCCTAGCGTGCCCCGGCATAAGTAAAAGGCATAAGCAGATGTTGAAAGATTGCAGATGTGGGAAATGCAAAAGACTTCTTGCCCGATTGGGCGGGTACACCGAACTCCAGATCAAATGTTCCCGATGCGGGACGTTGAATCATGTGAGGGCCGAGAGCCCCGAGTCATCGCCTCTGAGCGACCAGCGTGCGGACAGTCCACGCAACCGGATCGATACCCAAATTAATACCTCGAGGTGAACTATGAAACTGTTCAAAACGCTTCTGTTGGCTACGACATTGTTGTCGTCCTTTATTTCCGTAAACACTTGGGCTGCGGCTCAGTCGTGGAACCTGGCTCGCGATATGTATTTGATGAAAGAGAGTGCACCAGCTGGCTCTACTTGGGCATTCATGCAAAGTGCGGCGGGCGGCGGTTCGTCGGCGAACTATACCGCCATGCCTTCCTTTGCGGCAGATCAGTGCGGTGCCTCTCCAGCAACCTGCTGGCAGAACTCGGCCACGGGCGGCTGGATCGCAATTCCAAAGGCTGATTACGGTTTTTCGGGAAGTGGCGGCAGCTTTGTCTTCAAGCAAGGTGATGCCGCGTTGCACCCAGGCAACAACACCCAGTCGATTATTCGCTGGACGAGTCCAATTACTGGGTCGGTCAGTGTTCACGGCCGTGTGAATGATTTGCATACGTCCTGCGGCAACGGCATTGCCTTGATCATCAAGTCTGGTGACTCTGCGATCAAGACTTACGACCTCCCTAATGGCGGCAGCGCCGTCGTGAGCGAGGATGCTATTCCGGTTACAACAGGTGCTCCTTTGTATTTCGTGTTTGACAACAAAGGCGACTACTCCTGCGACGCCACTAGCCTGGATCTGTTGATCACCAACTAACAAAGATAGCAGCCCGGCGGAAAGGCCGGGCTGCTTCATTGATGACTTACTCATCAGAACCTCTGAAAGCCCCGACCTACAGGGCCTGCTGAGCCATTTTTTACGACCACTGCAAAGCCCCGTCCGCGGGGCTTTGTGGTGTCTGGAGTTCTGAAACTGGAGTTCTGAGATGAACGTAACAACTTTGATCACACAGATAAGCGAGCGCTGTTCCGGTTTTCAGGGCCGGGTCGCCGGTGGTCTGCAATGGGACAGCGCCCGCACCGATGACCAGCTTGCGATGCCTGCTGCCTATGTCCTGACGGCGGGCGATACCGCTCAGGAGTCCACCACCAACGTGGTCCGGCACATCGTTCGTGAGCAATACCTGATCAACGTGGCGCTGGCTAACCGTGACCAATACGGCCAGGCCGCGACTCAGGATCTGCACAGCATTCGGGTTCAGCTATGGGCTGCTCTGGTGGGTTTTCAGCCTGAAGCTGAGGACGATCCTTTGCAGTACAGCGGCAGCTCGATGTTGCTGATTGACGATAACCGGGTTGTGTACCAATTCCGGTTTTTCACTGAGTTCATGCTGGGTCGCAGTGATCCGGCAGGGCCTCCCGAAACGTGGCAGGAGCAGGTCAACGATGGCCTGCCACTGCTTGAGGGAGTTGATATGGACATCGACTTCATTGACCCCATGGTCGACCGAAATCTGACTGATCGCGGCCCGGATGGCCGTATCGAATTTAAAACCCGTGAGGATATACCCCAGTGAAACGAGTGCATGTGAAACCTGCCGAAGGCCGGGCTGTTCCGGATCCGGCCCGGGGCGGCGAACTGCTGTCCGCCGAGGGCTACGAAGTACCGCTGACTGCCTTTTGGCAGCGACGGATCAATGATGCAGACGTAATCGTGGGTACGGCTCCAAGCCTGCCCAAAGCCAAAGGGAGTGCAGCCAAATGACTGTAGGTTTCAGCCAGATTCCATCCGATCTTCGTGTGCCACTGTTTTACGCCGAGCTTGATAACTCGATGGCCAACAGCGGCGCGTCCAGTCTGCGTCGCCTGATCATTGGTCAGGTCAACGATGATGCAACCAGTGAAGACATCGGCCGCCTGGTGCTGATTTCGCGCAGCACCGAAGCGCGCTCCATCGGCGGCGCCGGTTCGATGTTGTGGGCCATGCATGCAGCGCATCGCAAGATCGACGTTGCGGGCGAGGTCTGGTGCCTGCCACTCAAGATCGAGTCCGGCACCAATGCCCAAGGCAAGGTCACGTTGACCGGTACCGCCACGGCGGCCGGTCTGCTCAACCTGTATGTGGGCGGCGTGCGCGTACGTGCCATCGTGCCTGAACTGGCGACTGCTGCCGAAGCAGCCACTGCGTTGCTGAGCGCTATCAATACGGCCACCGATCTGCCGGTGACCGCTACCGCCGAAGCGGGCGTTGTGACGCTGGTCAGCAAGTTCAAAGGTGAGTTGGGCAACGATATCCAGTTGAGCTTCAACCGACTGGGTGCCGCCAATGGTGAACAACTGCCAGCGGGTCTGGACGTTGTTGTGGCCGCGATGGCCGGTGGTGTGGGCACACCGGAAATGGCCGCCGCGCTGGCCGCGCTGGGCGATGAACCGTTCGAGTTCATCAGCCAGCCATGGACCGACGCGGCAACACTGGATTACTGGAAATCCACCATGGATTTCACCTCGGGCCGCTGGTCCTGGGCGAAGCAGATCTACGGTCGGGTCTACAGTGCCAAGCGCGGTACGTTGGGTGCCCTGGTCGCTGCGGGCAAACTGCGTAATGACCCTTCGGTATCCATCGGCGCAATGGAAAAAAGCATTCCGCAGCCGGTATGGGAAGTGGCCGCGCAGTTCAGCGCACGTACTGCGGTGTTCATCAGCGCTGACCCTGCATGCCCGACCCAGTCGGGTGAGTTGGGGGCTATTGAACCAGCGGAGGTCAGCGACCGTTTCATGCTGGATGAATACCAGTCGTTGCTGGGTAGCGGCATCGCTACGTTCGAATATTCGGGCAGCGCGATGCGTATCCAGCGGGCGATCACGACGTATCAGCGTAACGCGTACAACCAGCCGGATGACTCGTATCTGGACAGCGAGCCGCTGCACCAGTCGGCTTATGTACTGCGTTTCCTGCGCACCCGTATCACCAGCAAATACGGTCGTCACAAACTGGCGAACGACGGCACCAAATTCGGTCCCGGTCAGCGCATGGTGACCCCGAAGGTGATTCGCGGTGAGGTGATCGCTGCTTATGGTGAGCTGGTGCGTCTGGGGATTGTCGAGAACATCGACGCCTTCAAGGACAACCTGATCGTCGAGCGCGATGCGACCAATCCGAATCGCCTGAACGTGCTGTATCCACCGGATCTGGTCAATCAACTGCGCGTGTTCGCGCTGCTGTATCAGTTCCGTCTGCAGTATTCCGACGCGGCCTGAGCCGCTTAATCAAACGTCATTTCAAGCCCGCCCTGTGCGGGCTTTTTTAGTGGAGATTCACATGGGTCAGAAAGTTGCGGGTACTTGCTACATCAAGGTCGACGGCGAACAGCTGGTTATCACGGGCGCGGTAGAGGTACCGATGTCCCGGGTCAAGCGCGAAACCGTCGTGGTCGGCTACTTCAAGGAAAATGAAGTCACGCCGTTCATCAAGGTCGACGCGATTCGTACCGTCGATTTCCCTCGGGCAAAAATCGAGACCGGCACCAACATGACGGTCACCGCCGAGTTCAACGACGGCACCACTTACGTGCTCAGCGGCGCCTACGCGGTGGATGACATGACCAGCACAAGTGAGGACGGCAAGGTCAGCCTCAAATTCGAAGGCATCTCGGGGGACTGGCAGTGATGAGCAAAGAGACCTTTACCCTGGCCGTCGCCATCAAGGCACACGGTCAGGAACTCACCGAACTGCACCTGCGTCGCCCGACGGCTGAAGAATGTCGGGCGATCAAGGTGCTGCCTTACACGCTTTCCGATTCGTCGATGCCGGTGGCGGATATCGAAGCTGCCTGCAAATACATCGCGGTGTGTGCAGCCATTCCGGCGGGGTCAGTCAACCAGCTGGACCTGGCGGATCTGAACAGCCTGGTGTGGAAAATCATCGGTTTTTTCCTGCAGAGCGCTTCGGTGGCGTCGCCGACCTGATCGGCGTGGTGTACGACCTCGCTTACTTCTGGAGGTCGGACCCTGAGGTGCTCATGGGAAGACCTTTGGATGTAATTCTGGAAAGCGAGTGGCATGCCTTTCGAATACTCGAAGAGCAACGAGGGAATAATGGCTAATAAACTTCAAGTCGCGATGGTGATTACTGGTATTGACCGGTTGTCGCTCCAGCTCAAAGGCGCGCAGAAAGAAGCATCGACCCTGAGTAAATCCTTGAGCGCCTTGGGCAACATCCCCTTCATGGACACTTTGACAGGCAAGGAAGGGCTGATGAAGCCCTTCGTTGATGGCGCCAAAGCTGCTATTGCCTTTGAAAGCTCTATGGCCAAGGTCAGGCGGGTGGTTGATTTTCAGACGCCTGAGCAGTTCAAGACGATGAGCAGGGACGTTCTGGATCTGTCGGAAAACCTGCCGGTGTCCGCTGCGGGCATCGCGCAAGTGTTTGCGTTGGGCGGGAAGTCGGGCATTGCCCGAGAGGAATTGAAAGCGTTCGCCGAAGACGCTTTGAAGATGGGCATTGCGTTCGATCAGACCGGGGAACAGTCCGGTGCAATGATGGCGTCATGGCGCACCGGCTTCAAACTTAACCAGACTGAAGCCATGGCCCTTGCCGACCAGATCGCTCAGTTGGGCCGGGCCGGGGGCGTGGACGCAGGGAAAGTCGCCCGGATCGTCACCGCCGCAGATTCGTCCGGATTGAGTTCGGGGCAGGCCGCTGCAATGGGCGCTGTATTCGTCAAGGGCGGCGCCTCCGAAGAAGCGGCCGCCAGCAGTATGCGCAATTTTGCCCAAACGCTGAACGCAGGCACTCTCGCAACCGAGGGCCAAAAGCAAGCTTTCAAGGCGTTGGGGCTGGACGCGCAAGCGGTGTCTGAAGGCATGTCTGCAGATGCCGAAGGTACGATCAGCAATGTGCTGACCAAGCTGAATGCGTTGGAAAAAGGCAAGCAGGGCGCGATGCTGTCGCAGTTGTTCGGTGATCAATCTGCTGCTCCGCTATTGGCTGATCTCGACACGCTGTACCGTAACTTCCAGTTGGTTGGCAACAGTCAGCAGTATGCAGGCTCGGTACAGGACGCTTATGCGGCCACTGCGCAGACAACCGCCAGTCGGCTGCAGGTGATGGATAACCAGACGACCCGCTTGGGGATCGCCATTGGCACGGCTTTGTTGCCGCCGGTTAACGATTTCCTCGGCACAATCGGGCCGTTGATCAGCAAGGTCTCGGCGTTTACCGAGGCCAATCCCGGGCTGGTCAGAAGCATCGCCGGTGCGGCGGCGGGGTTTACGTTCCTGCGTTTGGCGGTGGTCGCGGCGACGGTCGCCAGTGCTGTTATGAGCACTGTTATAGGTAACAATCCCGTGGGGCTCATCATTCGTGGTATTGCTCTGGCAGCCGGCTTGTTGATTGCCAACTGGTCGTCGGTTGCAGCGTTTTTCAAGACGGTCTGGACAACGATTCAGGCGGCAGGGATGTTGGCATGGGAGGGGATTAAAACCATCTTCTCCTGGTCGCCGTTGGGCGCAATCATTGAAAACTGGGAGCCTTTGAAAGGGTATTTCAGTGCGCTTTGGGATGCGGTCAAAGCGATAACGTCCCCGTTCATGAGTTTTCTCAGTGGCATTTTTGACTGGCCACCCGTAGCCAAAGTTATCGAAGTCTGGGGGGCTGTTACCGAGACGCTCGGAGCGATCTGGAGCGGGGTGACGGACCTTGCATCAACGTTTACTGACTCTCTGGCAGGTGTTTTTGACTGGTCTCCGTTGGAGCTGATCAAGAAACACTGGGAACCGGTAGCCACCTGGTTTCATGAGCTTTGGGGAGAAGTGAAAACCATCGTTGAACCCATGATGGCGTTGTTTGGCGGCGGACTGATCAAAGGTGCCACCGATGAGTTGAGCCAGTTTGCCGCGGATCAGCGCAAGTCAAACGCAGGCGTCGGCGGCGGCACTGGCCAGTTCCTGAAAGCTGATGCCGCCCAGCTTGTCCGCGACGAACAAGCACAGCGCAACCTCACTCAAGGCGGTGCATCAGCCGACTCGTTGCTGCGAACACCTGAGCAAGCCGGTGCACCCGGCAGCCTGATCATGGCCGGGTCGCTCAACCAGCAGGCGGCGGCGAACAACCGCATGAACCTGCAAGGCGCGTTGACGGTGCAGTTCCAGAATGCGCCGCCGGGCACGACCGTCGGTGAGGCGCAAACCAATCAGCCGGGTTTCTCGATATCGCCACGAGTGGGCGTACGTAGTCTCTCGCAACAGTAGCCTTTCGAAATAAAGGACAGCGACATGAGCAAGACTTGGCGGGATGACCTGCAGTCGGCCTCGTTCCGTGGTGTCGGCTTTTGGGTCGACAGTGACAACACGGTAGTGGGGCGGCGTACGCAGTTGCATGAATATCCCCAGCGTGATCGGCCTTTGGTTGAAGACATGGGGCGCAAAACCCGGGCGATAACCTTCGAGGCTTTTGTCATCGGAGACGATTGCTTTGTGCAGCGCGACAACCTGTTGCATGCACTCGATCAACCCGGCTCGGGGGAGTTGATTCACCCCTGGTTCGGGCGCATGACCGTGACCGCGACTGAGGGTTGTCAGGTCAAACAGGCGCGGGCGGAAGGCGGCATCGCGAGATTCTCTCTTTCGTTCGTGGAAGCCGGTGAAAAAGGCTACCCCGTGGGTGTGGCCAATACGGCCAGGCTGCTCGAAATGGAAAACCAGAGCTTTCTGGATTCGGCACTGGCCCGATACAAGAGCGCGATGTCACTGATCAACAAAGCGCGGATCAGCATGACGGCCCTGCAAAACGGCGTCGCCGGGGTGCAGTTGGCGATTCAGCGTGAGTTCAGTCAGTTGACCGGATTTGTCAGTTCGGCGGCTTCGCTGGCGGACACCTTGGCTAACTTTCCCGAAAATCTGTCAACGATGCTGGGCGCACAATTCTCCAGCATGACCGGCGAGTTTGACCGCTTCAAAACTTCGCAGCGCCAGGCCATGACCAAGGTGGAAACTGCACTGGGACTGGCGAATCCGGCAACCGCTTCAGGAGGCGCGGCGACGGTCGCGACCGTGACCGCGACGCGTGAACTGGTGCGCGATGTGGTGCTGGCTGATGCCATCCGTCTGGCTTCGGCAATGCCAGTGGTCGCGGCACCTGCGGCATTGCCGGGGGTGCCCGGTCTTGAGCAGCAGGTCGCAACGCCGGTGACGCGGCCAGAAGTCCCGGTGGCGTCTGACGTGACGCAGTTGCGTGACGCCCTGAACGATGTGCTTTGGCAAGCAGCATTGGTGGCCGATTACGAACACTTCGAGCGTATTGAAGCGGTTCGCAAACGCATGAGGGAACACCTGACCGCCGTTGCGCGTTCAGGGGTAAACCTCGTTGACATGACGCCCAAAGAATCGGTGCCCGCTGTGGTGCTGGCTTTCCGGCTGTTTGCAGACGCCACTCGCGGCGATGAAATCGTCGCGCGTAACGGCATTTCTCATCCAGGCTTTTTGCCGGCGGCGACCCTTCAAGTCGCTCAGGAGTAACCCATGGACGCGCAAAACGTCGTCACGCTCAGCGTCGACGGTACGGATTACCGTGGCTGGAAAACAGTCAGTATCACTGCCGGTATTGAGCAGCAGGCGCGCACTTTCACATTGGGTGTGTCCTGGCGCTGGCCGGGCAAGGATATTGAAGTTCCGGTCAAGCAGGGCGCTCGCTGCGAAATTCGTATCGGCGCTGATTTGGTACTCACCGGTCATGTGTATTCGACGCCAGTCAGCTACGACGCCAACAGCGTTACCCGCTCGATTGCCGGGCGCTCGCTGACGGCGGATCTGGTGGATTGCGCGGCGACCGGTTCGGCCAGTCAATGGAAAAAACAGAGCGTGCAGTTCATCGTGCAAGCGCTCGCTACGCCTTACAGCGTAAAGGTGCTCAGTGAGGTCGCCAAAACACTCCCGGTAAAGGAACACGTCATTACGCCGGGCGAAACCGCGTTCGAATCCATCGACAAATTACTCACGCTTTCCCGGCTTTTCTCCTCCGATGATGGGGCAGGTAATTTGGTCATTGTCGCGCCCGGCAGCGGTGGGCGTGCGGTGGACCGGCTGCAATTGGGCGACAACATTCTGACCGGTTCCGCGCAACTGGATTATTCCGGGGTGTTCTCTCAATACCGTGTAACTGGCCAGCGTAAGCGTGAAGACAAAGAACCCGCCAGTGCAGCCGCGCAGGTCGAAGCCTTTGCCAATGACGACACACCACCGCGCAAACGGCTGAAGCACATTCATGAGCAGAATCAGCTGACCCAGGAGCTCGCCCAATCTCGTGCCGACTGGGAGCGGGCCAGCCGCAAGGGCAAGGCGCTGACCCGCACCTACAAGATTCAGGGCTGGCGGCAATCGAACGGCGATCTCTGGCGGGAAAACATGATCGTGCGCATCGTCGACCCTTTGATCGGTGAGGATCAGGACATGCTGATCAGCCAGATCCAGTACAGCCTCGGGGAAAGCGGCACCACCGCAGAACTCACAGTCGCGCCCATCGAAGCGTTTCTACCTGAGCCCAAAAAGCTTGAGTAACGCCACGTAAACCATCGCTCACCCACTTTATTACCTACTGGAAGCCTTCGATATGAGAGAGCTGCTGAACACGCTCGTCCGCGGAGTCGTCAATCTGGTCAACCCCGCCGGGGCAATTCAGTCCCTGCAGATGACTTTGACCGCCGACGAAGTGAAGGACGGTCTCGAGCACTTTGAACCGTACGGCTACACCTCCAACCCGCATCCGGGCGCTGAGGGCCTGACCGCTTTCATCGGCGGCGACCGGTCACACGGCGTGGTGATCTGTATTTCAGACCGCCGCTTTCGTTTGACCGGTCTGAAGAGCGGCGAAGTGGCGCTGCACACCGATGAGGGAGATTTCATCCACTTCAAACGCAATCGTGTCATCGAGTTGCAGACCTTGACCTTGCAGATCAGCGCCACGGACTCCGTGGCGTTACAAACCAAAAACTTCAGCGTCAAGGCGAGCGGCGGGGTGACCTTCGACACGCCATTGATCAACACCACCGGGCGCATCGAGTCCTCTGGCGATCAGGTCGCGGCGGGAGTCAGCCTGGTGACACACGTGCATGAAGGCTCCGACAAAAAACCAGTGCCGGGAGGCTAGCCATGAGCGTGATCAATGAAGAAACCACAGAGCTGGCCTGGCGCCGCGCGGCAATCATCAGCCTGCTGACATGGCGGCGGGCCGGGGTCGACGACAAGCTCGATGACCCGGAGCGCTATGGCTGGTGGGGCGACAGTTTTCCTTCGGTCACCGACGACCAGATTGGCTCGCGCCTTTACCTGCTGCGTCGCCGCACGCTCACCGCGCAGACCGAGCGCGATGCCCGGGATTACGCCCGTGAAGCGCTGCAATGGATGCTCGATGACGGCCGGGTTTCGGCCGTCCTGATCGACATCACACGCGGTGCCGAGCGGCTCGACATGCGGGTGAGGCTGGCCTTGCCTGGCGGCGCCACGGTGGAAATTTATCTCGATAATTTATGGCTGGTGATCAATGCCGTTTAAAACTCCTTCTCTACCTGAGCTGATCAGTCGTGCCCGCAGCGATCTGGCAGGTTCGAGCGCGCTGCTGCGTTCCGACGCCGAGGTGCTGGCGCGCATCAATGGTGCCGCCTCTTATGGTCGCTACGGGCATCAACACTACATCGCCGCGCAGATCCTGCCTGACACCGCCGATGAGGAAAACCTGCTGCGCATGGCACTCTTGCGGCTGAGGCGCGGTTATCTGCCCGCAGTGAGTTCAGCCGGTACCGCCAGCTTCACCGGAGTCGTAGGGGCGGTGCTGGATGCCGGGACATTGCTGCAACGTGAAGGTGACGGCGCGCTTTTCAAAGTGACGTTGTCGGTCACGCTTACGGCGCTGAGCGGTTCGGTCAAACTGGAAGCTGTGGTGCCAGGCATTCTGGGTAACACCCCTACGTCGATGCGCTTGACCACTGTGTCGCCGGTCGCCGGTGTCGCCGATACCTTCGTGGTGCTTGAGCCCGGTCTGACCGGTGGCACCGAGCAGGAAAGCCTTGAGGCACTGCGGGCCAAAGTCATGCGCTCGTATGCGGTAGTGCCCCATGGCGGTAATCAGAGTGACTACGTGACCTGGGCGCTGGAAGTGCCCGGCGTGACGCGGGCATGGGTACGCAGGCACTGGATGGGGCCTGGCACGGTTGGCTTGTTCGTGGTGCGCGACGGCGACATCGATCCGATTCCCAATGCCGAGCAGTTGCAGCGCGTTTCCGAGTACATCGAGTCCATGCGCCCGGTGACTGCAGAAGTGCGAGTGTTGGCGCCGGTCGAGTTGCCGATCCAGTACGAAATCAAACTGACGCCCGACAGCGGGGCGATTCGCGCTGCGGTGGAAGACGCCTTGATTGACCTGCACAGCCGCGAGGCCGACCTGGGCGTTGTCATGCTCGGCAGCCATATCGCGGAAGCGATCAGCGGCGCCGCTGGCGAAAAGGATCACACCCTGTTCGCGCCACTCGGCAACGTGCAGCCGGGCGCCAATGAGCTACCCACCTTTGGAGGCATCTTATGGCGATAAGAACAGCTGCTGCGTATTACGCGCAGCTCAAGGCGCTGCTACCGCAAGGGCCTGCGTGGGATGCAGAACGGGTGCCGGAAATTCATCAGTTGCTCGAAGCCGGTTCCCTGGAGCTGGCCCGCGAAGACCTGCGCTTGTTTGATCTGCTGGGCGAAAGCGATCCAAACCGGGTACGCGAACTGGTCCCGGACTGGGAGCAGGTCATGGGCCTTCCCGATCCGTGCCTTGGCCTGAACCCAAGCTTTGAAGACCGGCAACTGGCCGTCCGCCGTCGCCTGACAGAAGTCGGCGGACAGACCCCTGCGTTCTTCGTGCAACTGGCGATTTCGGTGGGGTATCCGCAAGCGACCGTCACCGAATACCGCACACCACGCTTTGGTAATGCGCGCTTCGGCAAAGCACGTTTCGGCACCTGGTCAGCGCAGTACATGTGGACCCTGAACACCGGCCCACGCCTGCGACTAGGCCGTCGCTTCGCGGTAACCCACTGGGGCAACCGTTTCGGGGTGAACTCCAGTAGCGCGTTCGAATGCGTCATCCGCCGGGCAGTCCCTGCGCATGCACATGAGTTTATAAATTACGGGGTAAATGAATAATGGATTTTCCGAAAAGCGTGCCCAACGTCGGGCTGGTAGATGGCCGATTTGTCGACGAAAGCAACGTTACCGGTCAGGTCGGATCGTTGATCACGGCGGACTGGGGTAATGCAATGACGTCGGAGATTATCAACGTTATTGAGGCGGCGGAGTTGGTGCCTGAGGAGGGTAATGACGCGCAGTTACTGGACGCCCTTAACAGAATCGTCACCCGCACCATTCCGGACGCAATGCCGACAGCAACTGAGATGGACTCAGGCGCCGTCAAGCTTGCCAGTGTAGAAGAGGCTCAGACAGGGACCAACAAACAAAAGGCCGTCACCCCGTTTGGGGTGCATCAAGCCATCGATAAAAAGGCGCTGACGGCTGCGACCGTACGTAAAGCCTCCGCCTCTAAAACCTTGCTGGCTTCAGATTTGGGGTTGGTAATTATTGATGCTGCTGTAGCGACTGTGAGTTTGACACTACCTGCTTCAACCCCCGCGCTGGGAGTTCGGGATGTCATCCTGCGCCGAGCGGACAACACGGATAATCGGCTCAGTGTTGTTGCGAGTGGTGATGACAAAATCAAGCTGCACACCCATCTCAACGCTGCCGGTTATCCATTTTTGGTGTTGATGGGGGCAGGGGACTGGTGGCATCTGCGCAGTGATGGTGCAGGTAGCTGGTGGCCAGTGGGGCGTAGTGACTCCACTCCATTGGGCAGGATTGTATTCGACAGCACTATGGCGCTCCCTCCCGGTGGCTACGCAACAGTTTCCGGGGCAGTGCTGGTTCGCTCAGATTGGCCGTGGCTATGGGACCACGCGCAGCAATCCGGAATGATGGCAACTGAATCCACTCGTGTAGGTATGGAGGGGGGATGGACTGATGGTGATGGCGTCAACACTTTCCGGATACCTGAGGCGCGCGGGGAGTTTATTCGAGTCCTGGATGAGGCTCGTGCAGCCGATGTTTCCCGTGTGGCTGGTTCCTTTCAGGCTGCTAGTGAGGTACTGACTGGTAGTGGAGAGGGGCGGTCCGCCGATGTCAGAAACTATGACAAGCGCACTGCTGTTTCAAGCGGTCGTCTGACGGGCTCTGAAACTTCCTCGGCGCATCACTGGGATGCTATTCGGCCCCGAAACATTGCTTATCCTGGTCGCATTAAATTGATCTGAGTATTCCAACTGCAGGCAGCTATTTGATTGGCGTCGTAACACCTTATTAGCCTTTTTATAGCTCCGCTTATTAGCGGTATACGGATCGCGCTTTTGCACAACCTATCAGAGTAGAAATAATGGATTTTCCAAAAAGTATGCCAGACATTGGGCTGGTTAACGGTCAGTTTGTGGATGAAGATATAACGACTGGCCAAGCAGGTACTTATATCCCCAGTTCTTGGGGTAATGCGGTAACTCAGGAAATTATCAATGTTATCGAGTCTGCGGAACTTGAGCCGAGGGAGGGGCAAAATAATCAGCTAGCGCTGGCTATTGAGCAATTGATTACGGATAACCTGGCAGGTGCTGCGACTGAAGAAAAGTCGGGTGTCGCAAAGATTGCAACGCAGACGCAAGTTGATACCGGAACAGACGATTCAACCATAGTCACCCCAAAAAAACTGGCAGAGAAAGCGAGCGTCGGCATCAAGGGCAGTTTCTCGAATCTTCGAATATCTACGACGGGAGTGAGTGCGGTCATTACTATCACTGCTGATCGTTTGGTGGTGGAGGGGCCTCATCTAACGATGCGTACTTTGAGCGATATTTCACTGTCATGCAATTTTACGGCTGCGGGCTTAAACGGCTTGGATACAGGCGTGTCGGCTGGATCAACATGGTATTTCGTTCACGTTATCCACAATCCTGTGACGCATGCTATCGCCTCTCTTTTGTCGCTTAGCAAATCGGCTCCGGTACTTCCAGCTGACTTCACCCATGCGGCTCGTGTAGGAGCCATTCGAACTGATGCAACCTCGAACAAATACCCTCTTTCAGTTAGTCAGTTCGGTAACAAGGTTCGTTACGAGTTAGTCGCAGGCTCTAACATCGTTGCGTATCCAACGGTCGCCTCTGGTACGGCTAACGCAGCAGTAATTGCGTCTTTGAATAGTTTTGTTCCCGAGACTGCGGCCCGCGCATCTTTAGTGGCTGGTACAACCAGTGGATATGTAGGTTTCGCGCCTGTTGGGGCGGCACTAGCGACGCCAGGTAATGGATATCTGAGCCCCGCACAAGTAAATGGCTTCCCGTATGTAGGCGGATATAACCAATCATCACCTGTGCCTACTGCCACTGGAGACATCAACCTTAAAACAATGAGCGTGATGTATTGCTCATCTTCTTCTGTCGGAATATTGCAATGTATGGGCTGGGAGGACAATCTATGAGTGGCTATGCGGTTAGAAAAGATGGGCTTGGTTTTCGTGCCGTAGACGGGCCTGAATTTAATGTAGGTAATGAGTCTAAAGTTTTCCCTGATGTTGAGACGGAAATTTACTCGGAGACTCTTCCCTCGTTGGCGCAATTATCTGAAGATGTGATGTTGAGTCAGGCGCAGGCGAAAGTCAGCGAGTTGCTAGGTGTGGCGGCGTTACGAATTGCTCCTCTTCAGGACGCAGTGGACTTGGGTTTGGCAACAGACAGCGAAGTCGAAAGTTTGAACGTGTGGAAGTTGTACCGCGTTAACGTTCTGAGGGTAGTTGATTTAGCGGGATATCCTCAGTCTATCGAATGGCCGGTACTGCCGGATATCTAATCCTTGGCGCGAACCTTGTCAGTATCCCTTGTTTTAATTAGGTGCTTTTAAATCGTTATTTACCTATTGAACAATACCTCTCGTACCTTCGTTTTAGTCTTGTCTTGTGTCGCATTATTGTAAGGGAAGCCATTAGTTAGCGAATGGCTTCTCCCAATATATAGCCTCACCTATAAACGGCGAGGGTGTAATTTTTCGCCCGGAGAAAACCATGGCAACAACAGAAACAGACCGCGATACCCTCGCCCGCACACTCTGGGGCGAGGCTCGTGGTGAAGGATTGGTGGGGATGATTGCCGTTGGCTGGACCATCCGTAACCGGGTGGAAATGGATTTGCACAACGACGGCAAACCGGACTGGTGGGGGGAGGGCTATGTGGGGGTATGCCGGGCGCCGTATCAGTTCAGTTGCTGGAATCGTAATGATCCGAACTACCCCTTTCTGAGCGGCAGCAAGCCCATTCCAGCCGCTCAATTCGCGCTGGCTTCGCTAGCTGCTTCGGCAGTCATCGCGGGCGAGCAATCTGATCCTACTGGCGGCGCAACTCATTACTACGCCACGACTATGCCCAAGGCTCCGGCCTGGGCATCGATGGCCAGGCGGACATTCAAGCTCGGCCGTCACATTTTCTTCAAGGATGTGCCATGAGCGCGTTCTTCAAATGGATACCTCTATGGGGCTGGATAGTCCTGGCGCTGCTGATCGCCAGTACTTATCTGGCTGTGCGGCTGGAAAACGTAACAACCGACCGCGACACCGTTGCGCTTGAGCGCGATGCTGAGCGAGAGAAGATCCGCCAGCTCACCGCCGCCAACGAATCACGCAAGAAGACCCAGAAGCTGCTGCTCGATCTGGACACCCGCCATACTCAGGAACAGGCCCGCGCCGATGAAAAAAATGCTGCCATGCTCACTGCTGTCGCTACTGGCGCTCGGCGGGTGTACGTCAACGCCAGTTGCCCCGCAGTGCGAACCGCCGCCCCCTCCACCGGCCAGTCTGATGAAGAAAGTCGAGCCCAACTTGACCCGGCGGTTGCAGAAAGAATTCTCCATACCGGTGTCGACGGAGATGACGCCATCCGTCAATTGAGTGCATTGCAGGAGTATGTAGAGAGGGTGTGTTTGGGGCAGAGCCGATAG